CTGGATTAAAAAATGCTTCATAAAAAGCTTTATTATAAATATAAGATCTATTGTTGTTGTACATAGATTCTTTTGCATTAGCCATTATCCATGATATGTTTTCTTTTGTTATTTCAAACTGGCCAAAACTTGTTTTCCAATTTAAACCTATATTATCGCTTAATCTACCTTTTAATTTATTAAGAGGTACAGGGAATGTTGAGGTTTGTTCTGTTGCGTTTATTTTCATTTTATTAAATAAGTTTTTATATAATTTTCTGTCGACTTTATAGCCGTAAGACTTTTGAAGTTCTATTTCACGGTCTGATATATACTCTATATCGTCTGACTGTTCAAGAACTTCATACTCATTCTCCTTATAACCTTGCATAAGGGTAACCCGTGTATTAAGATTACGTGTAACACCGATCTTTTTACCTGGTATGTGGTATAAATAATACATATTTTTTATAGTTTATTGTTATACAAATGCATGTTATGTGCGTGATGGTAATACCAGCCTATTTCTAAATTAAGACGTCTAGCTATTAGTTTTTGTAATGATGAAAATTGATACTGATCATTACAGAAACCGTACCAGATGTCATTAGAACGCATGTAGACAGACATACAAAGCTTATCGTTTATAATCGTAAACTGAACTGCGTACGTACATGGCGTGTCTTTCTTATATTTATCATATTCTTTACCATCGTATATACTTATCGCTGCATGTCTAGTATTTTTATTTGTTTTTAATTTAGCGCAAACATAATCTATTTGACAACTTCGTTTCCATTGATAACCATAGTTAGAGTTTACTTTTCTATCGCCGTCAGCCATTCGCTCCCATATTGGTGGTATTTTACCGTACAGTTCGCCTAGCTTGTCAATACTAGGATCACCTGATAAATACCATTGCCATTCAGCTTCAGCATATTCTAAGCTCCAGTTACGTTCTTTGTTAGTAATATGATTTTGTGTAGGGTTTTCTATATAAAAACCACAATTAAACAAAGCTTTAGTATCATCAAAATCTTCACCATATCTAATAGCTTGATCTAACAAAAACTCATAAGCTTCATTTGCGTTTTTAAATCTTGTGTTTATCATAATAATATTTATAGTATTTAAATATTGTCTCCCACAACTCTCTTGGGTTGAAAGCCTGAGGTGATCTATTTATTTTTTTGTTTATCTCTATATCTATATACCACCAAGCAAAGTTTTCTTTACAAAATGGCGATATATATATTCCATTGTTAATACACCAATGATAAGCTTTAAATTCATCAGGTGAATATTGATATTCTACTGATTTCTTTTTTACTCCCATGGCATTGGCTCGTCATTAGATATAGGTTCATGAGGTATAAAACAACCAGACTTTGGTTCCCATTTAAAATGTGCTTCAGCTCCATTTTCACCTAAGTTTTGAAACTTAACTTTAAGAACTTTAGCTTTAACTGTTCTAGCTTCATAATCTCTATGAACTAATATACCATGATAACTAGCATCGTACCATTCACCACCACCTTTAATATTATACATTGTAGGCTCTTCCATTTTACCGTCTTTGTCTTTGTACATTTTAGTTGGGTGAGCAACAACAAATACTAATACATCAAACTTCTTAGCAAAGACTTCTATCTTTGTTAAGTATTCCATAGTGTATCTATTAACGTCTTCTGTTTTACAGTCTATGTCTCTTACTTTATTAAACGGATCAATAACTAAACATTTAATACCTTTACGCTTAACAAGTTCTGCACCTTTTCTAAGTACAGACTCTAACGTATAACGCTCCATGTCAATATGAAAATAATTAGTGTTACAATGATCTGCTATTTGATTCCATTTATCACTATGTATATCCGCGGATGTTGGCATACCTTCCCAAGTCTTACGCATTAACTTATGCGCGTGTAAATATGTAGGCGCGTTTTCTGGTGATGCAAAAGCTGTTTTCCAGCCATAGTTACGGTTGTAACCTACAACCATCTGGTCAACAAAATCAGACTTACCACTACTAGGTATACCAGTAACAGTAATAAACTGACCGGTGTACGTGCTAAATATGTCATCAAAGTTTTCCAAACCGATTTGATATCCTTTCTTAAAACCATTGCGAACAAAGTCTGTAACTTCGTCTTCGATGTCTTTAAAGGTTGTGACGTTCTCAAGCGGTACTGGTCGTGATTGAGAAATACGCTCTGCCAGTTTTTGTTTTCCATATTTTAAAAGGTATTCATTAGCATCTTTACAATCATCAAATGACGCTAGATAACAAACTTCAGCTCCAAGTCTACGGACTAATTCTGATTGTAGTGCTTGACCTGCTTCATCTGAGTCAACAGCTAATATTACTTTTTCTTTATCTTCAAAATAATCTATACAATTATCAAGATAATCAAGATTGTTTGAATTTAATGTTGCGCCATTAGGAACTGATATACTATTAGGTATACCAGCCTCATGTAGTGCTAACACATCCATTTCACCTTCGGTTATAATACAATATTCATAACCTACTATGCTATTTATATTATAGAATACTTTTTCAGCACCCTTATATAATTTAAAGTTTTTTCTACCATCGCGATACTTAATATTAATAAGTTGATCACCCATGAAGTAGTTAAACTTTATAACGTTCTCGGTTTTACCGGTCTGAGGCATCCACTCAGGACCCTCACCAACCTCTAGGTCAGTAAGAGTCTGAGTTCCTATACCTCTTGTTTTAAACCACTCAATTACTTTATCATTTAAGAATTCAGGATATTCAGTATTGCTTGGTGGACCAACTGGTCTTACATATACTTTTTCACTAGCTCCCTTACGTTGATATGTATGCAATTGAAATGACGTGTTACAATTGTGACAAGTACCAAGACCACGTTCCCAGTCATACGAAGCACACTTTGCTTTAGTATTCTTAGGTTTTCTATCAGAAGAGCACAGGGGACAAATCCCCTGTTTCTTACCTTCTTCAAGCTTATGTTGATTGAATTCATCAATCAAAAATCCATTGATCTCTGTTGTCTGCATTTAATTTAATTTAAAATGGTAAATCATCCGCCGGTTGTGCAGCCGGTACTGCTTGCTGTGGTTGATCTGTTCTAGGCGCTGCAGCTACATTTTCTCCGTTGCTCCACACTACTTTTACATTGCCTAAATAAGTTTTAGCAACCTTAGCCTCTCTTTCTTCTTTAGTCTGATCCACTATTACAGGACCTTGATTACCAAACTGATCAACCTCGTCGTTCAGTGTGATCGTAATTGGTAAGTATTTACCTTTTTTACCTATAATTATTTTATCTTTAGGTATTTCGTTAAGGTTAATACTAGCTTTAATTATACTTGCCATTATACGTAATTATTTATTTGGTTAAACATTCTTTGCATTTGATCTTTTGTAGCGTTTGTGTTTCTGCGCATGTTATCTATAGCTTTAACATGAGTTTGATTAGCGTAAAAATTATCTACACTAGTTTCTAGTCCTGTTACTGCACAAATTTTTGTTTGGTTTTTTCTGGTTCTTGCCATTTTTAAAGTGTTTTAGTTAAAAAATATTGTTTAGGATCAAAGTCCTCAGACTTATAAAACAATTCATAAGCCTGCGCTGCTCTTTCTACTTTATCTTTGCCACGAGCATAAAACTCTGGAGAGCAATCAAAGATACCTATTTGATGAGTATTTTTATCTATTACAATAAATAACATCTCATAACCAAATAGCTTACTGTAAATATAAGCTTGACTGTCGTAATTGTACTTGGATGCGGAATATTTAAACTTCGTGATATCTGCTGTCGTCTTTAAATCGATGATCAGCTTTTCATCATGATTTACAATGTCAGCTTTACCTTTCCATAATTGACCTTCAAGCTCTGTAATCTCTGGTTGTTCATATTCAACGTTGCCTGATCTTATCAAGTCTCTACATACTTCGTTGCTTAGCATCTTTTCTGTCATTAACTCTATTTGATCAACCTCGTGTTTTAATAAACACATTTCACCATCTGAGATCTCCTTATAAGCTTTAGTATTTCTAGTTGTAGCTTCTACTATTTTAAAATTCTTAAGTTTTTCAGGTTCAAGAATTGCTGTATGAAAGTATCCACCGACTAAAAAAGCTGGTCTGTTAGCCATCTTTTGTCCTAAAGCTAAAGGGTTTGTTAAAAGCGTACTAATGTCTGAATTACTTAAATACTTTTTACCAAAGTCTCCGTAGTAATTAGTGTCATCTTGTAAAGCTTTTAAAACTTCTTGCTTATTCATATTACAGTGTTGTTAGTTGTTGTTCTATCTCTTGTGATAGACTGTACTTGGCTTTTATAGCCGCTACTTTACCACCTGCTGTTACATATTGAACTGCTTTTTCGTAAGCTGGATCTTTAGTTGAGGTTAAAGTTGGTTTGTTAGTTTTTGGCACAAATTTCTTTTTGCCGTGATCATTTGTAGCGTCGCTGTCAGCTGTGTCGTCTATCAAAAACAAATTGCCTAGCGCATACTTTTTTGCGTAAGATGATGCTGAGCCAAATTGCTGAGGTACGTTCATACCTTTTTGATTTAAATCTACACCAACCATAGCTCTTGCGCTAATTGAATCTTTACCGTCGTATAGGTCTGCTGTTGATGTCATCACCAATAGTCCACCAATTTCTTGTATGTCTTCGTTAATTGTTACTGATACTCCTAACTCTAATAGAAAGGGTTTTGTTGCTTCTAGGATGTCTTCGGCTGATCTGAAGTTGTACTTGCCGAAGGAGTTAAATCTACTTTTCTTCGATTTAAACTTTGTTTGGATTGTCGCTAATTTTTCGTTTATGTTCATTCGTTGTTATTTAAATTGCTTATTATTATAATTACATGTTTTATTAATAACTTACACAATATCAAGCACTTGCGAGTGATCTACATTGTCTATAAGTTTTTGTACTGCTTGTTTTTTAAGCTCTGATACTCTTACATATGCGCTGACCCCGTTTATATTTAAGTGATTAGCTATTTCTTTAGCCGAATGCTTGTTACAGTCTAAGCCATAAGATAATCTTAAAGCCTCGTATTCATTAAAGCTTAAATATTTTTGCATAAGTCCTTTTAGATATAAATTTAATATTTGTATATTATAAGGTTCTGATTTATCTGCTATTTGATACATCATGTTTTCTTCGTCATCATTTGTAACTTGAGCATCTATACTTAAAAATATACTATTAAAAAATATTTCAACCATTTTTTTGTCTTTAGGATTTTTACGTATTTCATTAAGTTTGTGCTCTGGTATTCTCATATCACCACGCATCATGTCTATTCTACGTCTTATATTTCCTTTTATTCTTTTACTAAAAAATGACTTTAATGTTTTTTCAATGTCTTCTGAATCAGTCAATAATTCCCAGTCTAACTTATCTACTGCTTTTATTAAACCTTCATTACCTATCTGCAAGATGTCATTAATACTTAAGACTCCTGAAGCTTGTTGCGTAGTTGAAAATTTTCGTGCTAGATTTTCTACTAAAGGCATAAACTTTATTATCATTTCGTCTCTAGTGTAGTAATCATAAAACTTATCTTTAGGCATAGAGCTTTTTAAGTCTTTTTTATATCTTATATAGTTTTGTATATTATATTTTTTCATATTCTTCTAGCTTTTCAAATGCCTGTGACATTAGTTTGTTATCAGCGTAGTATATATTACCTATACTTGCCATCCATTCGTTAAAATCTTTAATCATATTTCTTCATTTAATATTGCTTTTTCTTTTCTTAAACAATCGTTTAAATTACGTTGTATAGTTCTAGTAGAACAGTTTAACAAACCAGCTATTTTGCTCCATGTTATTGGTTTATTCATGTCGTTTAGATCTAGCATGCATTGGTAAATCGACTCACCATCTACACAACTAGATCTACCGATAAGCTTGCCAACGATACTCATTTTTTCGTTAGGTGTTAAGCCGCTATAGTCTTTAAATATTATCTTTCGTTTTTTGTTTACAGGAGGTTCCCCACCAGTTTGAAATATATCACTAATCATTTCATTTAATTTTTTATCACTAATAAAAAACGTAACAAAGCCGTTTTCTTTATTAGCTATAAATTCAAATATAGTTCTAGTGTAACCATGTCTTATTTGTAGCTCTGTATTTAGATAATATAAAACATAAAAATGCCACTTCAAAGATTTATATGTTGTAATCTTTGCTTTACTACGAAACAAATGATAACATTCATACGTACCATCTTCATAGTAACTATACAATGAGGTTTCGATCGTAGGCTTATCATTAACAGGATCTTTCCTGTAATTTATTCTACGATCATTCAACCATTTCATGTTTCTAGTTTGTGACATTAGGGTCTTACTTTAGTACTATTAGGGGCTTTTGTCACCCTTGGTTTAGTAAAATTTTTAATTTTAGTTCTAATTCCGAAGGAATCGTTGCCTTCCATATGTTTGTATAATTTTCTTCTTTTCATTTGGTCTAAATATTATTTGTTCGTCTTTTGCGGCTATTGTATACTTTTCTTGTTCGTAATAATTCCAGTAAGCAGTTACGCTACAACCAGGAACTTTATAAGCGTCCGGCATACATTGAGGAGGTTCTGTAAAAATAGTTTCCGGAATTGTGGGTGGTAATTGTTTTAAAACGTCTTCGCATTTTTTTATTGTTAAATGTGTTTTTTTATATCTTTTTGTATATTCATTTCCTAGCGCTATCATGTGATCATAGAGCCATTTGTATTGGCTAGCATTTTGCCTACACCATATAGTTGACGGATGATTGTAATGTGCTTTTTTATAAGGTACATTATGTCCGTTGTCGTAATGATGATGTGCTGTACAAAGCATCTGGGCTGATTCTAAGATCATTTTAACTACATGCTTATTGTATTGTATCTGTGCAGCTTTTACAGGGTCTTTATCTAAATAAAATATATTCATTAGTATTTTCGTTTACTTACCCTGTTATAATGAGCATCCAATAATAAGTGTACTACTTCTTCGCTTATCATGTTGTCATTGTATAGTTGATATATTAGCTTACTCATAGTTACGTAAACATTTAAACATAGGGTGTCTGTAGTTGCCTGATTTAGTACGTTCGAAGTACGTGAAAGTAGCAACTTCACCTATGTAGTCGTGAATATTATCTTGAATTTTAGCTAGATCTTTGTAGGTAAAGCCTTTGCCTGGAGGACAACCGAATTCTACACCTTCTTCGTCTTGCATTAAGAACTTACCTAGTGTGCCTTTACGTTTGCCTTTGCCTGCTTCATAACCTACAATAACAGCTTCTGCATCATGAAAGTCTTTGAATTTTTGCAAGTTGTAAGATCTCTTGCATTGATATGGAGCATCTAAACGTAATATAGAGCCTTCATAGCCTTTTTCTAAGAAATTCTGGTGCTTCATGTTAGCATGACCATTAGACGTAACTTGCCATGTTGGAACGTATTTAACACAATAAGAATAAAAATCACTTACACTTAGGTTAGACATTCTACGTGAATACGGTTCATTGCCGTGAGCATAATCATAACAATGAAATTGTACTAGTTTTTTAGCTTTAGAACGCATATAACTAGTTTGTTTTTGAGTTCTAACTAGAGATATAATTTGTTCGAAGTCATCGCGTAAATCGTGGTTGTACAATTCACCGTCAAGTATCATATCAGGATGCATGTCAAACCAAGGTTTAAGACTTTTTAGTATATGTCTTATATTAAGCCAAGGTTTTCCTGTTCTTGAATAAGCTATTACTTTTCCTTTTTCGTCGAGTTGTATCAAGCACCTTACACCGTCTAGTTTTGGTTGCATAAACACTTTCTCGGACCAGTCGACATCTTTATTGCCTACTTTGTATGCGAGCATTGGTTTTATCATTTATTTATAATTTTTAAGTTTATTTTCTATTGTTTTTATTTTTTGTTGTAATTCTGTGCATTTTTCATAGTTTTCGCGTTTTAACTCGAAATCTAGTTGAGTCATTGTTGAAGCTAATTCTGCAAGTAAATCTTCTTCACTATTAAAGCTAGTTGGTATCACAAATGTATCCGCATGGTACATTAATTCTGATAAAACTAACTCAGCAACACGCTGTGATATTTGTTCTATTTCTTTTTCAGTCATTTATACTAAATTTATTATATTCTGTTTTAGGGTTTTCATATTTCTCTATAATTTTATGTATAGGTAATACAAATACATTTTTACCTTCATATTGATTGTAACAACTAACCCAAACGTCTGGTTTACCTGTCCATATTATATAAGTGTATTGATGATCAATACTTTCAACACTTGGGTATAAATACTGAGAGTTATAATGAAAGTCTTTAACAAGATGAGACGCTATTCTAGACGGATCACCGAAGTTAGTAAAACCTTGATCGTCTTGCATGTGTTTAACCCATTTTGCTATCATTACACCTTGCCATTCAGGATAACCGTCATGATGTAAATACATATTTACGTAGCTATTGTCAGCTATTTCAGATGGATTAATTGCAAAACCATCAACGTACTTAGATGAAACATCTCTAGGTACTACCATTGTTAAATTTCTAGTGCTCATCATCAACTTTTTCAAATTCATAACCTTCTTCTACTAACTCGTCTTCAACCTCTTGCTTCATATCATTCACATACTCTTCGTATACTGCTGTAACGGCATCTTGTACGTAATAAGAATCTAGATCATCTACATAGATTAATTCATTGTAGTCTGTCATTGCTTCAATTAGTTTATCTGATAAGTCGTTTTCATAGTAATGTACGTCTTCATTTATACATATATTTCTACCATCACCAGTTGTAGCAACCCATACTTCGTAGCCATCTGCTGTTGTTTCAGCGTATATGCTAAAGTCAGGTGTGCCATTCCAGTTATCTACTAGTTCAAACTCGTAATGATCTTGTATTACTTTAAGAGCTTCATCGTGGTCAATATCAAAGTTTACGCCGCGTGCTTCTAATCTTTCATCGATTAGTTCTTCTGTTATTAGTTTTTTATTTGCCATTTTTTTGTCATTTTTATATTTTTCTTCTTCTTGCATTTCATGCCATTTTTTTACTGAATCACTCATAGTCTTTAGATATTAAAATGTTATCACCATATTTAAAATCCCATGCAGAAACTTTCATAAATTCAAGGTTGGAAAATGTATATAACGAGCTAACGTCACTAATTTTTAATTCATTGTAAAATGTAGTGCTTGAAAATGCTTCAACTATACTGTCGATAGAAGCTTTGTATTTGTCGTTTTCAGAGGAATGTAATGCCTCTTTGATTTCAGGCTTTAGCCTTTCGTAAATTGTAAGTCTTGTCATTGTTTTTATTATATTATCTGTTAGTGTTTGTATTTTGTTTGTAAATTAATAGCCATTAATACCTTCGTCTTCAATTATAGCTTCTACATCTTGCCAATGATACCAATCCATTTCTAGCTCTGTCATTGTTTGCTTGATCTCATTTACTTTCTTTTGTTTGCCATTTCTATCACCGACCATATAGCCGCCGATAAATAGCACGCACGCTAATGCGATTACTTTTTTTCTGTTCATAGTTTACGTATTTAAAATTAGTGGAGGTGGACAGAATCGAACTGTCTTCCGTAGTAATTCCTTTGCAGGCTTTTTACTACGTCAAAACCATATCACCCCCCATATGTGCAGTCATTTCCTAAGCGCGGTGCACCACTGTCGTTAAACCGGTGCGCGTCTTTGTTATTTATTCGCTGCACATTTGTAACTAGTGAGGATTCGAACCTCATACCCGTCGGTAGCCCATATACACTACAAGCATCAATACCTTGGTATCGGAGTTGTACAATGTTTTACCTGACCTAGTTGCCGCTAGCTATTCACTTATGTGTAATCATCGAGCCGACGTCACGCTGTACCTCGTCGTTAGACTTCTCGCTGTACTTAGTCGCCTTTAATCATACCTAATTAAGCTACTCGTCTAGCTACTTACGTCGCCAAGCACGGTGCACAGATGCACTGACTTCTTGGCTGACGATTTGTATTGTATTACCTGTTTTGTGCTCGATAATAGGTACGTAAGAGTACGTTTGAGTTGTACTACATGAAACACATGTTTTATATCCTAATTCTAAGCGCACAGGGTGCACATTGTTGCCACATCTACAATACATAGTTATTTATTTTATTTGTTACATATATATTATCTGTTAGTAATATTATTTTGTTTGTAAAGATATTCTATAGCTTTATTCATGACCATACTATGTAGCGCGTTGTAATCATCGCCATTTACGGGTTGATCCGCTATCTGCCATTCAACAGTATCATACATTATTTCTTTACAATGATCCGCTACACCTTGTGCAATCAAATCTAGTTCTGACATTTTACTCATATTTTAAATTTAGCTGCGACTTCTCTTATTTCTGCTTTATCATCAGCGTCCATTCCAGGTGTCTGTTGTGCGTACATTCTTAGTACATAGTGTACAAAAGTACAATCGTTTTCTGTTAATTCTATTTTCATATTAGTACATTGTTAAGTTTCTCATATTATAATTTCTTTTGCAAAAGTCTATGATGTACATTAGTCTTGCAAGTGGGTCGTGTATTAATTCTCTAGCATAACATATAGCTTTTGAAGTTTTTAGTTTACCGTCTTGTATAGTTGTCCATCTTTCTTCGCGCTTATATACTTTGTTTAGTTGATATATTCTGTCGCTTGAGTTACATCTTCTAACATAGCCTGTTTTGTACGAGGCAAGTTGGTCGCCGTTAGGTAACACAAATTGTCTTGTGCCATTTTTCTTCTGTCTTTCAGTAGTCATTTCTTTAATATTATACTCAATAAACATACGTTTAGCGAACATATCTACTAGTTCTATACGTCTCTGTCTCCAGTCCATATTTTCTTGTTCTAAATCTCTCATAGGGTTTTTATTTGTTTTAATTGTTCTGTTGTAAATTTCTTTGATGTTTCTCGCCACATACGGTTGTGAGTGAACTTTCGTGCTTTGCTGAATGTAGATTTCTGCCTGTATCGTACTCGATTGTACTCTGCATCGGTGAGTCCACTACACGTGCCGTTATGGAGAACTAGACGTCTATGCCCGTCTGCTCTGATTTTTCTTTGTGCTTTAGCATAAGCGCACAGTTCTTTCATGTTAGTAACTACCATGGTAATAAAGTTTTTTCAATGTAAGTTAAACCTTTGTAGTTAAACCAAGAGCTAACACCTTCTTGGTCTTTGCTTTCGTTATAAATAAAAGCAAATTTAGGTGGTAACTCGCCGACATGATAGCCTTTGTAAGTTTTGTTTGATAATTTAATTTGATTGTTTGGTAAGAATTTAATTGTTTGCATAGTTTTTTATTATATTATCTGTTAGTAATATTATTTTGTTTGTAATACAACATAGATTCTAATGAATCATTATTATATTTTGTCCAATACTGTCGCTCTATTGATTCAATTTGAGCACGAGTTATTTTAATTATTTTATTATGTGAATGTTTTCTCATCTGTAATCAATATTAGGTTGAATACTATTTGCTACACCTTGACGCCATTGCCACTCGTTTTGTCTGTATTTAGCATCAGTACACCATTTACGCCAAGCTTTACTCGCGGGTTTTTCACCGAACTTAGCTTCGAACTCTTCGACTTGTTTTAGTTTTGCAGCGATTTGCTCTGCTGGATAATCATTATATTGCATAGTATTATTTATTAGTTGATTTATAGAACTCTATTCTGTTAAGAACATCTTGTCTAGTTATTTTCTTTTCCATTTGTAATAGTATATCGTGTGACATATCTATTTGTTTACCGTTAGGGCAAGTTAGTATATATTGCATAGTTAGTATATTTTTTTATCATAGTGACTCATCCACTCATGTTACCAAGGTTAAAACCCTTGTCACATATGAATGATTCTAAGCTTTCTGTTGATTCATATTGGTCATCTTGTATTTCATATTGGTATACTTTACCTTCTGAAAAATCTAGTATAGTTATATATTTCATAGTTGTATTATTTTAGTAGAAATCATAGTAGATATCTAGTACGTTAGACTTTTGTTCGTCAGTTAATTTAGTGTAATGCTTGTCGTATACTCGCCAAGATATTTTTAGTAATGTGTAAGAGAAATTGCTCATGGTATTATTATTTTAAAGATTATTAATTAGTTTAGTTTGAAAGCGTTGGAATACATACACTTCATCGAGTAATTCTTGTGGAAGAACTGGTAGTATTTCATGGTTACTTTGTAGCCATAGTGATAAGAGCGATATGTATTTTATACGTTTCATTTTATTATATTATCTGTATTAGAAATTATTTTGTTTGTAGACGTGAGTAGAATCGAACTACTATTAACCGTTACGTCTTTTAATCTCACCAGTTTGTGTACCATTCAGGTTCGGTGAGTCACCTTGTCATGACAGATTGTCATTACACTTCCATCAAATCTCTGACGAGTACAGGAACTGAAGTTGAAGATGTATAAGATTTATACTTTAAGAAGCAATTCATAGTTGAAAGCTTTTCTTTCATTACTTCATACACTTTATCGTGATTATAAGTTACTGATTTGCCATTTTTGAAAGTTACTTCAATGACTTGATTTTTTCCGATTAGTGATTGTCTGATGACGAATCTTTTTGAATTTAATTTTGACATAGTTTATTTATTTAAGTTATTATTAGTATTTGTTTACACATATATTATCGATGAAGATATTATTTTGTTTGTAGTTTTTTATTGAGTTATTTTATATTTAATATAATTAGTATTTAATAGTTTAGTTATATTATTTAATTGATATTGAGATAATATAATTATTTTATTGTTTAAAGATTTAATATTATAATGGTTGTTAGTTAGAATATTAATAGTTTTTTTAATTTGATATTTGTTAGTAGTTATTTTGATAATATAAAGTTTTAATTGGTTTACGTATATATTATCGGTAAAGATATTATTTTGTTTGTAAAAGTTGTATATTTGTTTAGTTGTTAGTAATGTAGTAAAAGTACTTGTCGAAGTGTCAATGTGTCATACATATGTCATATTGTCATACGACCACAATTACTTAAATACCAGTGACTTAGTGTCATGTCACGTTGTCATATCGCTAAATGTTATGAATAATGTTGATAGTTATGAAGGTTAGACATGGAATGATGAATCCGAAAGTGACTGTTAAGCCTAAGGTTGTTGGTAAGTTTTCTTTTTTAAACATAGTTATTATTATTAGTTGTTATTCATATATATTATCTGAAAAGTTCGGATTTTGTCTGTAAAAATATGATAAAAAGCCCCGAGGGTGGCCAAAAAAAGCCAATTTTACTGAGAATTACAAACGAAAAAGGGAGGGAGGGGTGCTATATCCCTCTATTTGTAACAACTTTTAGAAAACAGGACACTAGCCCTTTAAGATATATAAGTAATAGGCTAATGTCACACTTGTAAATAAATGGCTTTACCTGTAAGTATATATAGTATAAGAAACTAACAAACTATTATGGCAAATATATCAACATATCCTATTGCAGCGCCTACCACAGCAGACTTAATTCCAGGTACTCAAAAATATACCGATGGAACAGGTAAGCAATACAACTTAACTAAGAACTTTACGATAGCGAGCGTCTTAGCTTTAGGTGGCGGAGGCGGAGGAGGAGCTGGAGATGGAACAGTCACATCGATATCTTTCGATGCACCGTTAACTGGTGGGACTATAACAACTACAGGTAGTGTAGGTATTTCACAAGCAGACTCTACAACTAATGGTTTCTTGTCTGCAGCAAACTTTAATGTTTTTGCAGGAAAACAAGACCCAATAACTTTAACAACTACAGGGACAACAGGTGCGGCCACTTTTTCGGGCACAACTTTAAACATACCTATATATGCAGGTGGAGGTGGCGGTAGTGTATCTAGCGTTGGGCTTTCAATGCCTGCAGCTTTTACAGTAGCTAATTCTCCAGTGACGGGATCAGATGTATTAACAGTTACTGGATCAGGTAATACTAATCAATACATAGACGGTACAGGTTCTTTACAGGCTTTTCCAGTAATACCTTCAGCATACACCTGGCGTATAGCAGGAGGAACAGGTGGTGGTACAGTTGCAAATGGGGACATAGTGGCGTTTCTTCCTGGTGCATCAGGAGGAATAACCACTAATTATAATTCAGCATCTTTAACAATGAAAATAGGTATCGACTACGCTGGTTCAGATAATTTAGTAGCGCTAGCACCTGCTCTTCCAGCGGGTCAAGCTGTAGAAATATCAGATACAGTTATAATAGGTAATACCAATGTTGGAGCAGAAGGAGCTTACGAGGTTACTATAAAAGATTTATTATCTTTATATCAAAGCTTAGGCGCCGCTGTGCCAGAGGTTTATTTCTCTTGTTCAGCGCCTGGTGGAAACGCTACGACCTTTGCAAACCAAGGTAACACGGCGACTACAGAATTTAACGCCTTTGGGGCTATAACAGTGGTTTCAGCTTCTGTTGGGTTATTAAGGTTTACGTTTTCAAACAACATGGGTACAGACTATATTGTTAATTGGACTATAGAAGATCCTTTAGAATCCACATCAGGCACTAGTTGGGGAAGAGTTTTTAATAAATCACAAAACAGTTTTGATTTTCAGATTTATAAAAACATAGGTAGCACTTCAGTTACCAATAAACTAGTAAACTTTATATTATATAAATAACACATGGCTAGAATAAGTACGTATCCGTTTGATACAACTGTTACAGATAATGACGCGTGGATAGGAACACAATCGTCAAATAGACAGACAAAGCAATTCACTGCATCAGCAGTAGCCACTTATCTTAATATTAACGCTAAAGTTAATATAGGTGGTCAAATGTCTTTTAGATGGTCAAATAGCCAAAACGGAGGAAATGGAAGTATATCTAAAACTGGTGGTGGCGGTACTGGAGACGGGCTCAACACTTTAACAGAGATAAGAATATCTACAACTGAACTAAACGGTCAGAATGTAGTAAAGTTTCTAGAGTACATAACAGGTAGATCCATACTATTAGGACAAGGTGATGAGATAAGTCAATTTGGTAATTATAGTTTAGATTCATATAGTGTAGACCCGCAAGATGCTTTTTATTATATAGCCTCATTAACTTATATTGGTGGCAACGGAACAATAGCTCCAGAAGGAACACAATACACATTGATACATTTTGACATAAATAGTGGAGATGTAAACTTAAAACAAAATTTTAGCCTAGCTAATCAATGGATTATAAATAACACAACAGGTAAGGCAGAACCTTCAGTGACGTTAACTGACACAGCGAATCCGCCAAACGAAATAAAAGGAAGTATAACATATACTAACGCAACAACAATAACAGTTGACTTTGACGAAAGCGTCGCGGGGTCATCAATACTAAACTAACAAATTTAAAAAAATAAACTATGCCTATTAATTATTACTGCGCCATTGCAATGAATGGCTCTGATCTGGAAATGAACAAGAACAGTATCACATTGCCGGTCATTGATCCTTTGGCAACAGCACCCGCATCACCGGTGGAGGGGCAAATGTACTTTGATACAACAGCTGGAGATAAAACAATGTATTTCTATAATGGAACTGCATGGATAGAAATGGATGGTTCTGGCTCAGGTGTATCTTCAGTAGCTGGAGGAACGTCTACATATATAACAAATTCAGTTGACCAGAGTACCGGCGATGTTATTTTAACTAGTACATTAGCTGGAGGATCTGGAAATAACACTCAGTTTTATAGAGGTGATGGCACATGGGCAACACCATCTGGATCTTATACTTCATGGACGTTAGATGGAGACACAGGAACACCTCAAGCAATAGCTGATGGAAACACAGCTACATTTGTAGGTGGTTCAGGAATGGATACTACAGTTAGCGCAACAGATACTTTAACTATTGATTTAGATTTGAAGTCTTTAACGAGTGTATCACCCGCAACTGGAGACTTTGTAGCTATACAAGATGTAAGCGATTCAAACGATAACAAAAAAGCATCAATAAGTAGTATAATAGCTTTAGCGCCTCAAGGTGATGTAATAGGTGTTGATGCTGGAGATGGTATTAGAATAGACGACGGATCTACAACGACTCCAGAAGTAAACGTACAATACACAGGTACAAACAACGTTGTAGTTAAAGCTGCAAACGCTGAAGGAACCGCTATAGCTACAACTGATCTTGTAATGTATGCAGACTCTAATGCTAGTGACGCTGTTAAAAGAGGTTTAGTTTCTGATTTACCGTTTGCATCGTCATCAGTAGTATCTGGTGTTACAAGTGTAAACTTTAAAACTGACGGTAATGCTTTAAATGTAGCTTCAAACACGATTACAGGATTTGGCACAATGACAGGTGTATGGCAAGGAACTTCTTCTGAATACGTAAACGGTGAAGGTGACAGAGTATCTTTTCCAGCTATACCTCAAGGTGACATTACAGAAGTAGTTGCTGGAGATTACTTAACTGGTGGTGGAACATCTGGTTCAGTGGAACTTGACGTTGAAGCAACAGTAGCAGCTACAGCAAATAAAATTATAGCAAGAGACGGCTCTGGTTACGGTTATGTTATAACACCTGCTTCTGGTGATAGTTCTACTAAAATAGCAACAACTGCTTTTGTACAATCTTCATTAACCGGTTTATTAGAGTTTAAGGGTGGTTTCAATGCCAGTACCGGTGCAATAGTCGGTGGTGGTAATTTAACATCAGGTGCTGGTAGAGTTGCAGTTGCAGTAGGTGATTACTACGTGGTAACAGTTGCTGGTAATTTCTTTGGAAACGCCGCAACACCTTTAACACCTGGTGATTCAGTTATAGTTCAAACAGCGGCGGCGGCGGGAGCTTCTGTTGAAGGTGACTTTATAGTTGTTCAATCCGATACAGATCTAGCAACATTAACAACAGTTGGTTTAGGTAATGTAAACGGAACATCTAACCAAATAGGTGTTACATACTCAGCAGGTACAGCCACATTAACAAACTTAGATAGAGGATCAAGTCAGAACATATTTAAAAATGTAGCATCTGATTCAGGCACTGCAGTTGCTGATAATAACAATGATACGTTAACAATAGTTGGTGCCGGTGGCGCGTCTACTGCTGTAGTTGGAGATACTCTAACTATAACATCAGCAAATGATAACACGCAAAGAGCCGCGGGTACAGGTTTAAGTTTATCAGGAAATACTATAAATGCAAACGTAGACGGAACTCAAAGCACAGCTGCTAATAATTCGACTACAACAGCATCTAGAACATACAAGGTTCAAGTTGATGGCTCAGACAATTTAGTAGTCAACGTACCTTGGTCAAATACTAATTCAGGTGGTACTGTAACTAGCGTTAGTGCTTCGCACGAAGGAAACGCGTTTACTGTAAGCGTTACTAACCCAACCACAACGCCTGATATCGATATTGATGTTGTTGGTTCTTCTGGTCAATATATAAATGGTGAAGGTAATTTAGTTACTTTCCCAACAATACCACAAGGTGATGTAGAGAGTGTCGCAGCCTCAACAGTAAATGATGAAAAAGGTATTATAGTAAGTAGTGGTTCAGGTCCTAATGTATCTGTTGGTCTTGATATTAAAGGTCAAACAAATTTAGGTGGTGCACCTGCAACTACTGATGAGTTAGTAATTTACGATGCAAGTAGCGATACTAACAAAGCAGTTACCGTATCTAATCTAGCGGCGGCAACACATGATGTTAATTCATATGCTGCTACTATAACTGGGTTTGGAACAGTAACACACAATCTAGGATCTTATGATGTAATAGTGCAACTCTATAATGCTACTAACTATGAAACGATATACGCGTGTGTTGATAGAACTTCTACAAATGCAGTCGGTATTTCTGGAGGTAGTTTCCCAGCAGGAAACATAAGAGTGTTAATTACTAAAGTAATAGCATAATAATAATAAAATTAAATTAAATGGCAATAGAACTATATTGTGATGAAAATATAAACGGTGATCTTACTGTTACTGGTAATATAAGGTTGGCTACAAATGCAACTTATCTTAGAGTAAAAGATTCAGGCGGAGCTCTACCTAGAGTTTTAGGGATGAATGCTTCTAACAACTTTTATGTTGGACCTATTGATACTTATGCTGGTGGACCTATACTTTATGGTTTGTCTACTAATGTGACTAAACACAATTTTTACATAGGTGGTAGTGAAAAAGTTACAATAGATGACACGGGCAACGTAGGTATTGGAACAAACGATCCTGGCACTAAGTTAGATGTTGTAGCTTCAACAACAGGTAAAACTTGGGCAGATTACGCAGGGACTGTAGGAACATTTGAAAGAAACGGAGACTCTAATATAAATATAGTTTCAAGTAACACTGGAGTTGGAGGTGTTTGGTTTGGGGATACTGACTCTATGGTTAAAGGCCGCGTTAGATACGAGCACGCTACTGATAAAATGGAGCTTTGGACTGATAACGCTGAAAGAGTGAGTATAACTTCAACAGGTAGCGTCGGGATTGGAAGCAGCTCACCAAGTTACAAATTAGACGTAGACGGGGTAATTAGAGGTGAGCAATATTTAAGATTAAGAGATTCAGGCGGTACAAATAGATTTAGCGTTAGATCTGAGACTACATACAGTACTATAGATAATGGAAGCAACGCTCTAAACTATATAGCTAACACCCACGCGTTTTTAAGAAGCACGACTGAAATAATGCGCGTTCATTCTAATAATAACGTTGGAATAGGAACTAATGCACCAACTGCCAAGTTACACGTTGATGGATCGGCTTTTAGAGTAACAAATGGAAACGAAACGGGTCTTGATATTGATAACGATGCTTATGTTTATCAATTTGGTGACATGGGCACAGGTGAAAACGGGTCTCATCTTGAGATTTCATCACCTGACGAAATAGCTTCTTTTATTTCTTGCAATTTAGGGGTTGGCACGTCTAGCCCAGTTGATAAACTAGATATCAGAGGAAACTCTGCTTTTTTTGGAAGTATAAATGGATACACGGGATCTACTTCAAATAAATGGTTACAAATGCTACAATCAGGCAGTTTAACTTATATAAGTACAGGTACTACAAACGAAACAATATATTTTGGCTTAGGACCCATAGCTAACACAACAAATATAAGTTGCACCGGAACCGCAACAGCTACAAATTTTATATTATCTTCAGATGAAAGATTAAAAAAGAATATAAAAGATTTAGAGCCTAAAAAAATAGATATTAAATGGAAGAGCTTTGAATTAAAGCTAGAACCAGATTATAAAAGAGTTGGTGTAATAGCTCAAGAATTAGAAAAAACAAATCCAGAATTTGTAAGAGAAGACGTAGACGGAACAAAGTCTGTTGCTTATATAGATTTATTAATAAGTAAAATTGTTGAGTTAGAAGCAAGAATTAAAAAGCTAGAAAAATAATGGCGGTTCCAGACACTAATACTTTTTCTTTACAAGATGTAGTTGACGAGTTTGATAAACTTAACCCTCAGCCAGATGATCTTGTAGACTGTTTTGCTAGTGCAAGCGCTAGTTCATTTGATCCAGCCTATGAAGGTTCTAAAGATAGATTATCTAATTTTAGAAATTACAACGGTGTTTTTGCAGGTCAAGTTGTTACTATTTTTGGACAATCATTATCTAGCTCTAGCAGTTGGACTAATCAAGTACTAGCTCTTGATAATGCTTACATAGGGCATGATGTTAAGTTTATATGGCACTATATTAGTGGAACTGGCTTTAGAGGAGATCTACAAGTTGGTGGAAACGCGACTCTGGGCACAACAACTTTTGATTTTGATACTTATTCAGGAACAGCATGGCAGACTAGTAGAAGTGATACTGCTTCTTATTCAAGCGTGACTTGGTTTGACATAGCTACAGGTACAACGGCTTTAAGGTGGAATAAAAGAGCTAACAGTGCGCCTCCATCAGGAGGAACTGGTTTATCGCCACCACCATATACAGGAGGAGACAGCACTTATTATTATGCTGAAACATCTAGTCCAGGATATTCAAATAAAAATTTTTGGTTAAGAAGCCCAACGGTTTCAATAACTAGTGGTAACCAAAGTTTAGATTACTGGAGAGGTAATCTTGGTTCAAATATGGGCTTTTTATATATTGCTGTAGAAGTAATGACATAATAGTAAAAATGGTGTAAAACCAGTGATAATAGAGATATAACCGGCTCGGGCAGAGCAATAACCAATGTCTAACTAAAAACCAAAACCAATGACATTTTTTTACCAGACTCAATCATGGAGTAGTCAACCACAAATTACGGAAGAAACCAAATCAATTTGGGAACATATTGTTCAAAAGAAAAACTGGAGAATAGTTCAGTTACCAAATGGATTCTACCAAACTGAATACCTTGATCCTAAAAAAGAAGATTGTTGGATCGATGTAACGAGACGCGAAACAATGGAAGGTGCTGAATCAGCGATTGATGCCTCTATTAACCATTATGAGAAAAAACTAGCTCATATTCGTGGACCACAAATCGTTAAAACTTTTAAATAAAAAAAATTAAATCTAATCAAATTAAATTATGTCAGACTCAATAGTCAAAAATCTTAACTTTGGAGACGAAGCTAGAAAACAAGTATTTAAAGGTATAACAAAACTCACAAAAGCTGTTAGCTCCACGTTAGGAGCTAGCGGCAAATGTGTAATGTTAGAAGATAACACTGGAAGACCAGTGATAACAAAAGACGGTGTAACTGTAGCAGATTCAGTTATATTAAGAGATCCAGTAGAAAATATGGGGGCTACGCTTTTAAAAGAAGCAGCTCGTAAAACCGTAAGAGAAGCAGGAGATGGTACAACAACAGCAACTGTTTTAGCTCACGCTATATTAGAGGAAGCTTATAAGGTATCAGATAAAACAAACTCAAGAGAGTTGAAAGACGGTATAAATAACGCCGTAGATAAGGTTATAGAGTTTTTAAAAACAAACTCAATAGATGTACAAGGAGACATGCTTAATCAAGTGGCTTCTATATCTACCAACAACGATAAGTTTTTAGGTTCTATTATTGCAGATGCTTTTAAAGCAGTAGATAACACTGGTGTAGTAATGATGGAAACCTCGGCAGATGGAAAAACAGAGTTTGAAGTAGTTGAAGGTGTACAATACAATAAGGGAATTACTAATTCTCACTTTGTGACTAATAAACAAAATAATTCTGCAGAACTAGAAAATCCACTAGTACTACTAATTGAATCTCCAGTAGAAACAATTAGACAAATTCAATCAGTGCTAGAGTACGTAATAAAAAACAATAAACCTTTGCTTATTATAGGCGATTTAGAACAAGGCGTTTTATCAGCTCTAGCAATGAATAAAATGAAAGGCAATATAAAAGTTAACGTCGTTAACGCGCCTACATACGGTATAAATAAGAAACAAATGTTAGATGACTTGTCAATGCTAACTAATGCCGTTATTATAAATGAAGATTTAGGTGACGATATGGATTTAATCCAGGTTGAACATTTAGGAACGTGTTTGAAAAGTGTTACAACACATGATAGCACTATAATACAAGTTTCAGAATCTTCTGAAGAAATAAACAATATAATTAAAGATATAAAAAGTAAACTGCTAACTGAGAAAAATTCAAACGTAGTAATTAGGCTAGAAAAAAGACTAGCTATGTTAGCTGCTAGAATTGCAATAGTAAAAGTAGGTGCTAACTCTGAAATTGAATTAAAAGAAAAGATGGATAGGGTTGAAGACGCTATCTGTGCTACTAAAGCTGCTGTTAAAGAAGGTATAGTATCAGGTGGAGGAATAGCTTTACTTAATGCCTCTAATAATATTAAATCAAAAGATATTGGCGAAAAAGTATTACTAAAAGCAATACAATCACCCTTTAGAACAATATTAGAGAATGCAGGCATAGAAGTATTTGAGCAAGCACCAGAAAAAGGAGTTGGCTTAGATGTTGTTACAGGAAATATGGTAAATATGATTAAATCAGGTATCGTTGATCCTTTACTAGTAACTAAAAGTGCCTTACGAAACGCAGCTTCTGTAGCTACAACAATACTATCAACCGATTGTGTAATCAATAACTTAAGAGTAGATGAAAGCAATAGGTAGAAATTTAATTATACAAAAAACAAAAGAAGGAACTACTAAAACAAAAGGTGGTTTACTTTTAGCAGAGAACCAAAGAGAAGATATTAGATACGTAGAAGCAACAGTTGTTTCTGTGGGTACTGATGTTTCAGGTGTTAAGCAAGGGGATGTTATATTTTACGATAGGCATGCTGGTCATAAAATTGAAATTAAAAAACAATCATATAGAGTTATAAAAGCTCAAGACGTGGTGGTCGTGACATGAGATCGTTAAAGGCTAGTGACATTAAGGAGTTAAACCTGCTTAAGCATTATAGAATAATTAGAAAATGGGCTTGTAAAAACAACGAGTTAAATGATGCTGATTTAGAATTGTTAATATACTTAGATTGTATTGGTTTTTTTAATATAAAAGATTTTAAAATAGGATCTTATTCTTACAGTTGGGACACAAGGCGCTGGAGCAAGCTTGTTGATCAAGAATGGATAGTTGTGTGGAGAAAAAGAAATAGAACAACACAGAAACACAACATGTATCAAGTTTCGTTTAAATGCAAACAACTTATAAATAGAATATATAGAATAATGCTAGGTGATGAAGATTTACCAACAAGCACAAGAAGAAATAAATTAATAAATGGAAAAAGTTATACTGATAAAGTTTTAACTAAAGCTATTTACAACGTAAACAAAGACAAAGAAAGATAACATGGAATCAATTCTAGGAGGAACAGCAGGAGGAGCGCTGGCTAATGCTATTCGCGAGGCTAGAAGTCGTAAGTCTTCTAGGTTTCAAGCAAAACAAAAAAGAGCTGCATACAATAAAGCTGGATACATGGGCATGATTAACAACGCTCGAACGCAAGCAAATAATGTAGCAAATAATGTAGCAAATAATACAGCGAATCCAGTGCCTCAAACTTTTGATCCTGCAACAATGCAAATGGCAGATCCAACTATGGGTGCTATGGGTGATGTTGCGGAAAGAACATCAATACCGCCTCAAACTTTTGATCCAGCAACAATGCAAATGGGTGCACAAGCTATAAACGAAGCTGAATTAGATCCGACAGGTGGAGCAGCTTTAGCCGCACCATCAAACGCAGCGGCAAATCTAGCAGATCCTGCTACTAGAAACTTTGGAGTAGCTGGTGTAGCTGAAAACATGTTTGGAACACCTTTTCAGAGACAAAGATCTGTTAGTAAAAAATATTGTAGTAAAAAAAAATAACAAACTAAAATAATGGAAAAAGATAAAGCAATAATAAACAACCCAAAGCTTGACGGGCAAGTAGGTGAAAACGCTGTGTGGGATGGACCTTTAAGTAAAGAGGGTTTCCCAATGGGAGAAGGTTCTAGTTCAGGTATTACTGGTATGCAAGTATCTAAGTATCCAACGGCTTATTCAGCTGGACCAATAACGTCTAAGAGTTCTTTATATTCTAAGAAATAATGTATACATCTCCACTATTTAAAGATTTCCCTGAAATAAAGGAAAAGAACAAAGGAAAGTTTACAGCTTGGGCTAAGAAAAACGGGTTTAAAGACGCGTGTTCTGCGGCTACTGCTGTTATGGCAAAAAAAGATAAATACAGCGATGAAGTAGTCAAAATGGCTAACTACGCAAATAACTTCGGTTGTAAAAAAAAATAAATGAAAAGTAATTCACCATTCAAACAAGACAAGTGCGCTGCCGCTTGGGAAAAGAAAAAAGCAAGTTATATGTCAAGAAAATCTAAAACAGGTTTAGACATGTCTAAGAAAAACAAAGCTGGAGGTTATGATAAAAAAGAAATTCCAATAAGCGAAAAAGAAAACCTAGCTGAATACAATAGAGAAAAAGGAGAGTTTGAGTGCGTTAATGGCAAGATAGTTCTTAAGAAAACCGGTGACGATAAGTAACAAATAAAATATAATATGGCATTTCATATAAACAGTCCTTTTCACATGGAAGACAAGCAATGTGAAGCTTGGAGAAAACAGGCGGCTAAACTTGACAAAGAAGTCAAAGCTTTAAGAGCTGAAAGCAAAAAAACAGGTAAGGTAACGAACTGGGATGCTCAAGCAGATGAATTGTCTAGAGTAAGAGAAAGAATATCAGAAAAATGTAAAAAATAATATATGAAATTTTCATCACCATTTATGGCAAAAAGCCCACTTAATCAAGAGTTTGGGGAAAAAGAACCATCTGTTGTTGAAACAGATGCTAGCAAAGAAAAAAGAGAATTATCTCAAGAAACAAAAGACTCTTTACAAAAAAGAGCCTGTAAAAGAGATAAGCCTTTTTATAGTAAAAAACACGGAAAATACGTTGAATGCGAAGATGGCGTATTAACAAATACACCGAAAAACACGTCAACATACGAAAAACTATAACTATGAGTTCACCATTTCAAAAAGCCTTTTCGGCTAAAACACCATTTCTAAAACACGATAAGATACAGAAACAGCTAGACAAACTTAATAAAAAACACGGTGATACTGATTTTTATGAAAGACAAGATGTTCAAAATTTGATTAAGAAAAAAACAGCTGCCAAAGAAGCTCATAAGTCTGACAAACCTTTACCTATTGATGATAAAAATAGTTACGAATACGACTATGATCAAAATGAAGATATAACCACTGCTAAAAAAGCACCATTAAAAAAAAACAATAGTCCTTTAGATCAAGGTGGTTATGCAGGAGGAGGAATGAGTAGAAGTGATTACGCATCAACTGCTGATCTTTATCAAAACATGTTTAGTAAAGTAGAGGGCGCAACAAAACAGTTCATGGATGGTCAAGCTGATGTTGAGGCAAGAGCTGATTCTGGGGAAGCTAGAGCACTAAGAAGAGATAGAAAGTTTAAAAAAAAGGGCGCTTCAATGAGTAAAAAAAGGCAAGCTAGGTTTAATGAAAAAACTGATGAAATTAGTGAAAGAGCTGCTGATTTTAGAGGCTTGGCTAACAACAAGCAACAGAGAGCTGCAGTCGCAGCTAGTAACGCAGCTAATACTACAAATTCAACACAAACCACAAAACCACCAGTAACACCACCAGTAACACCACCAGTAACACCACCAGTAACACCACCAGCAACAAACCAACCTGCTGCGAATAATGCGTGGACTACTCTTTTCAGAACTGTTCAAGGTCTTTCGCAAAATGTAAACAAAAAGGCAATTAAAAATTTCAATAAAGCAATAAACCCAAATAATAAAAATCAAATACAAAAACCATAAATTTATCATGGGACATAAAGGACATTACGGAGAATACAGCGGAAACGCAAAGTGGTCAAAGGTTACAAGCAGTAATATGGGAGCTACAAAAAGAGATGATGAAGCTCATATGAAATATCTTAAAGAAGATATTAATTATGATAATAAGCACGGTCATAGCGACGAAAGTATGACAGCTGACGAAAAGCATATTTCAAAATTAGCAGGTGATTTAAAATACGATGAAAAAAAACATGGATCCGCTCTTCATCAAAGCATAATGGTTAAATCTGACGGTAGTGCTTACACTAAAGAAGATGATGAAAAAGCTCATGAAAATGAAATACGTAACTTTGCTAAGACTTTAAATGTCTCCGAGGAGTCAACAAGAAAAGGTGGCGCTGTAGGCGGAGGATGGATAGGCGGCGGAAAAATTTTAAGTGGCGCTAAACAAATTGCTAAATTTGCGGCTAAAGTTGGTGCTAAAAAAGGAGGCGCCAAAGGAGTAGATGAAATAATTTAAAATAACTAACTAAAAATAAAAAAAATGGCATACGAAAAAAATCCAATAATGAACCAAAACAAAGGTTACGCTGGACAAGAAGTAAAAGATTTAATGAAAGACAACCCAATAGCTAAAGACGCAAGTGGCGGAAGAGGTGGATCATGGATGTCTAAGCACTCACAATCAAAAATGGGTGGTGGATCACCTTTGATGGCTGCTAAACCAGATTTTGCTGATTTAGATAAAGATGGCGATAAAAAAGAAACCATGAAAAAAGCTGCTGAAGAAGCTGGTAAAGCTGGTGGAAAAATTGCTACTGCTATGCCAAACGCTAAAAAATAACAGTAGGGAACTGTACAAAACTCATAACTAAACTTAACAAAACAAAAAAAACAAAACAAAATGGCAAATTATTTAAATTTCCCCGTTACTGGCGGGTATTCTGTTGTAGGCGCTGCTGCTGACCCAGGATTAGATGGAGACAACTTAATACTAGTTGGTTCAGTTGCAAGTTTCAGCATAGCTACGGCTAATCCTACAAACGCAGCTACTTCATTAACTCAAATTACTTTTAACCTTTCCGGTACATCTGCAGGATCAGATACTGTTATAGTAACAGTAGGTTCTGTTGCAGCTGGAACTGACCCAGCAGGTACAGCACCTTTTATAGCGACTCGAGACGCTGCAGGTTCTGCTGCTTACAATGTTTTACTTAAAGCTGCTATAATTAAAGCTATCGGAGCAAATCCAGGTGGAGTTATTTCTACTATAGTGTTACCATTAGCTCAAGCTAGCAATGCTCAGTATAACTTTGCGAATACTGTATACTTTAAGGACTTCGCTATCTCATAACTATGAAATCTAGAGGCTTAGGAGACGACATAGAGAAGTTTACTAAAGCTTCAGGTATTAAGAAGTTAGTTGATAACGTATCAAAAGGTTTAAATATCCCTTGCGGCTGCGCAAGTCGCAGGGATACTTTAAACAAGTATTTTCCAAATAGAAAACAATAAATGGCTTTTAAATTAACTAATCCACCTTACCAAACAAATCAAACTCCAATTTACCATGTAGATATGGAAGAAGGTGTGATGGGTAAAGCTAATAATAATGGAACAATAATTATAAACAAAGACATTGATCCTGAAGAAGTACCTGGTGTTATTGCGCATGAAGAAATTCATATAGAGCAAATGAAACGAGGTGATTTAGATTATGACAATGAAAATGTTTACTGGAAAGGTAAAAAATATTCAAGAGCTGATATGGAAGAAGGGGCGCAAAACTTGCCTTGGGAAGCTGAAGCTTATAAAAGATCATGAAAGGTTTTTCAGAAAAAGGTTATCTAAGTGATAGTCCTGATGTAGATAAACATCAAAATATAATACAAGGAAATAAAATAACAATGAAAGGTGTTGAATTTAAAGTTTTGGGAACAGACGATAGGGGATATACTAAAATAATGTATCCGGGATATGATTATACTTTTCCAGGAGCAAAATACGTAATAGAAACACCAATTAAAAAATAAAAAACTATGAGTTCACCATTTTACCAGCAATTTTCAGCAAAGTCACCTTTGCTCCAAGCTAAAAAATCACAATTAGAAAGAGCTAACGCTTTAGTTAGAGAATCCCAAGCTGATGTAGATGCTTCAAGAGCAACTTTTGGTACTAATAACGTAGACGAAGCTTTTGATAGAAAATTAAGAGTATTAAAAGATAGAGTAAAAAAAGCTAATAGCTTAGGAAGTGATATTGATTATGATACTACTGATGCTTCCGATGCAGGTGAAAAAAGATCAAGTGCTTTAAAACAAAGATTTAAAAAAACAAAACCTGGAGATCTTATAGACGAAAGCACGCATGAAAGTACTACCTACAAGTCTAATGACTTGAAAGATAAAATACCAGGAATGAAGTATAACGTTGAAAACCTTAGTGAAATACAAGAAGATGACAAAGGTCAATTTATGACGACTTTGGACGAAAGCGAAACTTATGGCGGTGAAAGACCTACAAGTCGTACTGTTACAAATTACGATCAAGGTGAGGGCGCTGTAAGAGATACGTTGAGACCTTTTGCTGGTAAAACTTTCAAAAAGCCAAGATAGTGAAAAAAATTTGGCAATGGTTAAGCGGTAACGTAATCAAAGACGTTGGAGATGTTATCGACAAACTAACAACCACTGAAGAGGAAAAACTTCAAATCAAAAAAGACATACAAGTTATAGTTGAAAAAGCAGCTGCTACGGCTGAAGATCAAATAACAAAACGCTGGGAATCAGACATGACTTCAGATTCTTGGCTTAGTAAAAATACGCGCCCTATGGCACTTATTTTCTTATCGTTTATGGCTATAGCTTTTATATGGGTTGATAGTCATCATGAAATTTCATTTACTGTAGAACAGGAATGGATAGAATTATTAAAACAATTATTAACAACCGTATACGTAGCCTATTTTGGTTCACGTGGTTTTGAGAAATATAAATCAATAAGTAATAAATAAAAAATGGGACAATATCCAATAACAGCCGGAGTATTCGGCAAAGCTTTAGCAATACCTGGTACTGGTAATGGTGGCACAATCACCACACCATCTGCTTGGTTATTTGAAAATCAATCAGGAACCTTAGGAACAAATTACAATAGCTCTCAAGTATACGTTGGTGCAACAGGAACAGTAACAGCAATATTATCGGGCACAGTAGGAGCTCAAGACACGGCGACTGGTTTGGACTTAACTTCAGGAGGTTTAGCTTACGTTACAGGAACAGCTTTAGTAACTTCAGCTACTAGCTTAGTTCCTAGATCCCCAGCTAGTCAACCGTCAGGTTTAACAGTAGACATAACAGCAGACTCATTAGCAACTGTTGGAGCCGCAGGTTTAAACTACACCAACGGGGCATTTACTGTTGCTGGCGGGAGTGGATTAACGGGTACAATCGGCGTTAATGCCGGAACTGGAGCTATAGAAACCGTAATCATAACAAATGTTGGTACAGCAGTAGCGTCTGACAATTTTGCACCACTAGGAAGAGGAGGCGATGGAAACGGTCAAATAGTTCTTCAAGGTAATGGGGTAGTTACTGCTGTAGCAATAAATGCAGCAGGAACTAATTATTCTGTAGGAGATATTTGCAAAGTAACACAAGCTGGAAGCAACGGGAGTTGTACATTTGTAATTACTTCAGTAAATAGTCTACTACCCGTGGTAGGAGACGCTATAACTTTTAAAGACGTTCAAGTAGGTTCAGTTTTACCAGTAGCAATTGACTATGTGGTAACTTGTCCAGCTGGTTCAGTAGCGTTAAAATAATAATAAAACGTGTAACTATATTAATATAAACAATTAAATAAAATCAAATTATGAGTAAAGTAAAAGAAATGGTAAAAGCAATGATTACTGAAGAGCAGTTAAAAACTGTGCAAGATCAACAAGCTAAACTTAGCGAACTATTAAAATCTATAGGTGTCTTAGATGTTCAAAGAATGAATTTGCATTCTAATGTTAAAACATTAAGTGAAGAGATTGAGGTTACTAAAAAAGAACTTGAAAAAGAATACGGTCAAGTTAATATCAATCTTACTGATGGAACTTATTCTGAAATAGAAAAAGAGGATGCAAAATAATATTAGAAAAATCAGCATAGGTTCTGACTATAAAAATGATGCAATGCATTACTCTGTAGGACAACAAGTATACGGAGGACATGAAATATCACATATTTTATTAAGTGAATCTGATGGATCTTATAATATACATATCAAAAAAAACAACGAGGTATTGCCATGGAAGAAATTTAACTCTAACATGGCTATATCTGTTGAGTACGATTTAGAATATTAATGCGTAGTTTATTTGATTTTATTGTAGAACCCCTAGGGGATAAATACAGTAATACAGTAAAAGTTGGTGATGTAGATTTAGTTGTTAATACTAAAATTGAAAACTGGAAATTTGTAAATAGATTAGCTAAGGTTATTGAAACGCCAAGGGCATTTAAAACGCCTATAAAAAAAGGTGATATAATTATATTGCATCAAAACGTATTTAGAACCTTTTATGATATGAAAGGTGTAAAAAAGAAAAGTAGATCTTATTTTAAAGATAATCTACATTTTTGCGCTATAGATCAAATTTATCTATATAAAAATAAATATGGATATCACTCGTTTGGTGATAGGTGTTTTATTAAACCTATAAAAGATAATCAAGATCTAACGCTAGATAAAGAGCAAAGACTTATTGGTATATTAAAATATGGCAATAGCTCTTTAAACAAGCTAGGAATAAACCCAGGAGACCTAGTTGGATATACACCTAATGGTGAATGGGAATTTTTAGTTGGCGATAGTCGACTTTATTGTATGAAATCTAATGATATTGTAATTAAGTATGAACACGAAGGAAACGAAGAAGAATATAATCCAAGCTGGGCATGTAGCAGTTGAGGAATTAATTAAGGTGGCTAAAGAACCTATTGTAGATTCAGACGATGATATATCAGCTGACAGATTAAAAAATGCAGCTGCAACAAAAAAATTAGCAATATTTGATGCTTTTGAAATACATAACCGTATAGTAGAAGAGCAAAATATGTTAGATGAAAAACCAAAAGAAGCTAAAAAAGAAATTTCTTTTAAAGGCTTCGCAGAAGGAAGATCTAAAAATGTATAAGCAGTCTTTATATAAGGTCTTAAAAGACTACGTAAAACCTAAAGTTCTTAACAGAATGAATAGGTATAAAAAATGGGAATATGGTTATAACGAAGAGCATGATTTAATAGTTATAAGTAAAACAGGTGAAATAGGCGAGATATATGAAATACAAAATCTTGTAATTGCTTTACCTAAGCAAAAAGATGTTGTTGAATTTGAAGAAGACAAATGGACTTATACACCGTACCCAAAAGAATTAAATAGAATTAAATCTGTGTTTGATTGGGAAGAATACCCGTTAGACTTTAAAGAAAAATGGTATGACTATATTGACAAAGAATTTACAAGGCGTGAAGAAGGTTTTTGGTTCATTAACAAAGGTGTTCCTACTTACATTACTGGCACTAATTATATGTACCTGCAGTGGAGTAAAATTGACGTCGGGCAACCGGACTTTAGGGAATCAAATAGATTATTCTACATTTTCTGGGAAGCTTGTAAATCAGACGCACGGTCTTATGGAATGTGTTATCTTAAAAACCGTCGATCAGGCTTTTCATTTATGTCCTCAGCTGAATCGGTCAACCTTGCTACAATATCCACGGATTCACGGTACGGCATATTGTCCAAATCTGGTGCCGATGCTAAGAAGATGTTCACAGATAAGGTGGTACCAATATCCGTTAACTATCCATTCTTCTTCAAACCGATCCAGGACGGTATGGACAGGCCCAAGACCGAGCTCGCCTACAGAGTCCCTGCCTCCAAATTTACCCGTAGAAAACTTGATTCCAATCAAGCCACCAAAGAAATTACCGGTTTGGACACCACCATCGACTGGAAGAATACCGGCGACAATGCCTACGATGGAGAGAAACTCAGGCTCCTCGTCCACGATGAATCGGGGAAGTGGGAAAGGCCGAACAACATCCTCAACAACTGGCGTGTTACGAAAACCACCCTTAGATTAGGTAGTAGAGTTATTGGAAAGTGCATGATGGGATCAACATCAAATTCGCTTGACAAAGGAGGTAGAAATTTTAAGAAATTATACGATGATTCGGACGTTACAAAAAGAAACGCCAATGGACAGACTCGCTCAGGACTCTATTCTTTGTTCATACCTATGGAATGGAACTACGAAGGATACATTGATTCTTATGGCTTACCTGTCTTCGATACACCGAAAAAACCTACTGAAGGACCTCGCGGTGATAAAATAAACATAGGTGTAGTAGAATATTGGGACAACGAAGTTGAAGGATTAAAAGATGATCAAGATGGATTAAATGAATTTTATAGACAGTTTCCACGCACGACAAAGCATGCGTTTAGAGACGAGTCTAAACAATCTTTATTTAATTTAACTAAAATATATCAACAAATAGATTACAACGAAGATATTAAAAACTCTATAAATGTTACACAAGGAAGTTTTCAGTGGGAAAATGGAGAAAAAGATACTAGAGTTATATTTGTTCCAAACAAAAGTGGTAGATTCTATATAACATGGGTTCCACCTGTGCATCTACAAAATAAAAGGTTTTTAAAAAATGGAGTTAATTATCCTGGTAATGAGCATTGCGGAGCATTTGGTTGTGATCCATATGATATATCAGGAACAGTAGACGGTAAAGGTTCTAATGGATCTTTACACGGTTTAACTAAGTTTAGCATGGAAGAAGTGCCTCCTAATCATTTCTTCTTAGAATACATAGCTAGACCACAAACTGCTGAGATATTTTTTGAAGATGTATTAATGGCTTGCGTGTTTTATGGTATGCCAATATTAGCAGAAAACAATAAACCTAGATTACTTTATTATTTTAAACGCAGAGGCTATAGAGGCTTTGCTATGAATAGACCGGATAAAAAAAGAAACAAACTGTCTGTAACTGAAAGAGAAATAGGTGGAATACCTAATTCAAGTGAAGATATAAAACAAGCTCATGCGTCAGCAATAGAAACTTACGTAGAGCATTTTGTGGGTTTAAAAGAAACAGGATACGGTGATGTTTATTTTCAAAGAACATTAGAAGACTGGTCTCAATTTAACATAAACAATAGAACAACTCATGATGCTTCTATTAGCTCTGGATTAGCCTTAATGGCTTGTAACAAACACAGGTATTCTCCTGTTAATAAAAAAGAATTAAAACCAGTTGACTTAGGTATTAAAAAATACGACAATAAAGGATCAGTATCAAAAATTTTAAATTAATGAATATATATACTAATACGAGAACTTCATTTCCTAGCCAAGTAGTTAGTGACGCAGAAAAAGCTAGTATTGAATACGGTAAGCAAGTGGCACAAGCCATAGAGGGAGAGTGGTTTTCGCAAGGTAGAACAACTGGAAATAGATACTTAACTAGTTGGAATAACTATCATCAATTAAGATTATACGCAAGGGGAGAGCAGTCTATACAGAAATATAAAGATGAATTATCTATTAATGGTGATTTGTCTTATTTGAATTTAGACTGGAAACCAGTTCCAATATTGTCTAAATTTGTGGACATAGTTGTTAATGGTATTTCGTCCAGATCTTATGACATAAAAGCTTATGCTCAAGATCCTGACTCTATAAAGAAAAGAACTGCTTATGCTTCTAGAATATATGAAGATATGCTAGCTAAAGATTATTTAGAGGGATTAAAAGAAACCTTAGGTATAGACTTATATCAAGTTCCAAATCCAGATCAACTTCCAGAGAGTGATGAAGAGCTAGAATTACATATGCAGCTTAGTTATAAGCAGTCTATAGAAATAGCAGAAGAAGAGGCTATATCTTCTGTTATGGCTCAAAATAAATATGATTTAATAAAGCGTAGATTAAATATGGACTTAACTGTTCTTGGTATTTCTGCTGCTAAAACAAGTTTTAACTTAGCTAACGGAATAACTATAGATTACGTAGACCCGGCTTACATGGTTTATTCATACACTGAAGATCCTAATTTTGAAGACATATACTATGTAGGTGAAATAAAAGCTATAACAATATCGGAACTTAAAAAAGAATTTCCAGACTTATCTAATGAAGAATTAGAACGTATACAAAATATGCCCGGCAATAGATCTTATATAACTGGTTGGGGTGATTATGATAGTAATACCGTTCAAGTTCTTTATTTTGATTATAAAACCTACCACAATCAAGTATTTAAAATAAAACAAACAGATCAGGGTTTAATGAAAGCTATTGAAAAAGATGATAGTTTTGATCCACCAGAAAACGATAGCTTTGCAAGAGTTTCAAG